TTATAGTGAAATCGGGTTTTAAAAAGGCATCAAATGTTTCAAACCATTGTGTCCATGACTCAGATTGTACTATAGATTGTTCATTACGTTCGCTATAAAATGCAGAATTCGTATCGCTTTCTAATAGTTTTTTGGCACTGCGGTTGGTTAATGAAATGGCTTCCATTTGTTCATGTTTTATTTCGCGATTGTCTTTTATATTTAATATTTCCAAATACGGATTGTCTCTCAATGATGGCATTTCTAAATCAAATAAGACAGGTTGTTTGTATTGTAATGTATCTTGTAACGATTTATGAGTACTATATGTATATTCGTAAATGTCAATATCTTCGCCGGTTTTCCATTGATGTTGTATATGAATATAAGTAAATAAAACAATGAAAAATATTATAATTGTGGACCACATATATAATGGAAAAATAGATGATTATGTGGATAAAAACCCCATTTACATATTATAGTAATGATTCGCTATAAATAATTATTTATAGTGAAATGAAACAGTTTATTCATCAACCACTTTAGGTGCTAAATAGAAAGTCATTTGAGCATCATTTTCCATTAAAAATTGTATTTTCATTGGAAAGCTATCAGATACTCCCACGAAAATGGATTTAGCGACTTTTTGATACAAACACACATTTCCTAAATATTTCAATCCATATCCGCTTTTGATGGTTTGTCCTTCATTAATGGCATATTCTTCTAAATCTTCAATAGGCATATGCGTATTCATTGTACCATATTCAACGCTATCGGATACCATATTGATATATTCTTCGGTGCATTCAATATTAAGGGTGTCTCCGAATTGTTTCAATTGATGTATCATATTGGCGAATATCACGGTTGGCAATGTGAATTCTGCCGGATAGTCAATTGGAGGGATTGCCAATAGTTCGGTATCAAAATCAATTAATGGCAATTCAAACCCTTTGTCAAACACGAGTTTGGAATTTTCCGCGTGAAATGCAATATTCAATTTATCGGGGTTTTCTTCTGTGGTCCATGATATTTTTTGTGTCTTGTCTCGTATGCTCAATACTTTAGACAGCAATGAACAATTAATACCTACAGTGATTGATTCAGATAAACTATAACTTTCAAACCAGTCTGAAGGTAAAGAGAATTCCATAATAAGAATCATGCTGTGGTCAATGGCTTGAATATACAATTGTTCTTCTTTAAATACAATATTAATATTATCCACAAATGTTTTCATGTGTTGAAAACATTGGACAAATACGTCGGCTTTATGTAAATCTGTAATTTCTAATTTCATATTTAGTATAAGATTACGTATGAAACCATCTATATTCTTTTTATAATTTTGTTTATAAGTTGAATAGTTTTTTTATTTCTTGTTCGCTCTCATGATGGTAATACACGGCTTTAGGTAAAATGTCTTTAACGCTATTGTACAAAATTTTGGTGATTTGGTCAACGATAGAGGGGGTATGATAAATGACCATTTTAGACATTCTATTGGTAAACACGTGGTTTTCATCAAAAGAAGAGGCAATTAAATGATAATACCTTTGACATGCAGAAATGGTAAACGTTTTCAAATTAATATGGAATTCAAAAGTGGGATATTTTTCTAAAAGGCTTGATACTAAATTCGTAATATGATTATACAATGGAATATGGGTTGCTTCGCTTCCATACGTTTTAAATACCATATAATTATAATAAATGATGTTTGTGTTGGGGACTATAAAAACAGTGCATTGAATCATTTTCATTAAATCCATATTGTTAGCAACATGTTGTGCGCATTCTAATTTTTGTGTATTTTTAAACACAATGTTTTTTTTATTATTTTCATAGAATCGCTCTTTGGCTTCTTGAATTTCTTTGTAATATATTTCTCTTTCCTGTAAATTCATGTTATATATGGTCTACTATAAAAGATATCTTTAAGTTCTGTTTGTTTTTTTTTCTATATTTTATATATAATGGCAACCGAATGGAATAAACTCGTTCAAGAAAAGTTTCGTTTAGGCAGATTGAGCAATCCTGCGTTTTCTCTTAAACAAGCAATGAAAGCGGCTAAAAAGGTATATAAGAAAGGAGCAGCCGTCAGCGCAAAAGTAGTTAAACCTTTTACTAAACGTTCTAAAAAGGCAAAGCGTTCTAAAAAGGCTAAACGTTCTAGAAAGAGACAAACACGAAGAAGAAAGTAAATTAGATATGGATTATGTATTGAATCACAATACATCATCGGTGCGTTTATTTATTTCTTATGCTTCTTTTTCTTATTGCTATTCGTATTTGGTACGATTGTAACCGGTTCTTCTACTTCAGGCTCTGCTTCGTTTGTTTCTTCGTTTGTTTCTTCAACTGTTGCTTCAACTGTTTCTTCGTTTGTTTCAACTGCAACTTCTTGTTCTTCTGGTGTATATGAATCGTCTGTAGGAATATCTCCTTCAACATGTTTAATTTCCATTGTCATAAAGTCATTTGAATTGCGATTATCTGTAGCCATATAATGGACTCTTTCTTCCAATAATGTTTTGTTGACATCCATAGTATAACTTTGCAATTTCATGACTACATCTTTCAAATCATTGATTTCGGTCAATAACATTTCAAACCGAGATTCATATTCGGGTAATATTTGCTTCCATGATTCGTCAATTACGGGGGTTTCAACTGGTTCGGGTTCTTTTTCCATTTGCTCTTTGGCAATGGTTTCTAGTTTCAATAAACGAGAATCCACTAACTGCAAAACTTGTGGCAATGTCATTTGCCTTTGTGGGACGGCGCCTGCGGCGCTGGATGGCTGAACCGGAGGAGGAGGTGTGGGAACGGTATTGGCTTGTATATTGGCTCGTCTTTTCTTAGCTAATGCGGCAGAACTCATTATTATGGGGTTTATAACAAACGATTTATATTGTTTTCTATAGAAACAATAATTTATTGAAATTCAATTACAAGTCCAATAATATATCGCTTATAATACCATCCACTTTGAACGGTTTTATAAATTCATAATGACATTCCTTTTTACACGTATAAACGAATATTTTTCTATTGTGTGTTTTCAATGTTTTGACATAGTCTTGAGATAAACATTCTATATCCACTACAATAAAATCAACGTGTTGCAATATATAGCCTAATTCGGTTGATAAAAACGTATTAAATGTAATTAACCCTAATTTAAGATTTAATCCACTATGCAAACACGTTTGCAAATGATTTCGGTTTGTACTCGCAATAAACAAATTGGTGGTTTCAATATAATGACTTTTGAGAAAATGAATCAATAGATGAGCTGTCTCATTAGACCCTTTAATATCTAAATAAATTTTGTATGTATTGGCGGAAAAATATTGGAAAAATTCTTCTAAAGTTAAAATACTTTTATCGTAATTTTGCAATACATTAGAATAAGTGGCTTCTACATCATAAGGCCCAACAAAACGGTCATGAATCAATAGTAATTTATTGTCAAACGTTTTGTGAACGTCTGTCTCAATGACATCAAAATTGGCCTGTATTGCATTTTGAAATGCTTTTTTGCTATTGTCCGGGCCATTATAACCACGATGTGATATGGCCAACATAATTATAATATCGGTTTATAATTATTGTATTGATTTACTTCATTGTGACATTTCTAGTTGAATATCTTCGTGTAAATGTAATGGGCATATTTCAACAAAATCGTTTTCCACATTTACGATTGGTTTAGTTGACCATTGAGAAAAAGGAACGGCTTTTGATGTGGATTGGTCTAAAGACAATAAGTCATTTAATGCTGTAAGTCGGCGTTGCAATGGATTTTTGTTGTTTTGATATTTGCGAGACAATTGTTTCCATCTCCATTCAAATTGCAAACATGCGGTCCAATCTGGAAATCCTGAAATATAACATACACGTTTCCATGTTTTTCCTTGTGCGACTTTGGAGGTGGTTCGTTTTGCACCGCCTTTGATTTCACTATTGTGTTGTCTCAAACGACGGTTTGTGTCTATGGTTGCCCCAACATATGTGGAATCGTCAGAACAAATGAGTAAATAAACAAACATATAATAATAACATCATTTTATTATTATAATTTGGAACATATGGGGATGAAAACAATAGAAAACTTTAGCAATAAAATATTATATTATTATATAATGGCCAAACAAGGTGGCGCGAAGGAGAAGAATGACAGAGAAAACACGAAAACCACATCTGATACAAGTGCATTGTTAAATCGTTACTTGGTAAAATATGACTCAAGTAAAAAAAGAAAAGATGAGAGCAATAAAGTCATAATGGAAAATAATTATGAACCGGAAGAAGATTCGGTATTGTATGTGATTGATGTTCAAAACGATTTTATTGATGTCCCACAAAAAGGTTTGACTGGCGAGAATGGCATCGGCGCATTTGCAGTAAACAATGGAAGTGGATTTATTGAAGATTTAATTCAACACATTGAAGAGTATCACACCAAATATAAAAAAATAATTTTTAGCAGAGATTTCCATGATAAAGAACATTGCTCATTTTTTTCTCAAGATGGTACCTTTCCGCCACATTGCGTAATTGGTACAAAAGGTTCTGGTTTTTTTGAGGGTGACGATAAGAAAACAAATTTACTAGAATACCTAAAAACACAGAAACAAGGAAACACCGAGATTTGGAAGAAAATTAAAATTGTTTTCAAAGGAATGCATCCAAACCAAGATTCATTTCAAGCGGTTGCAAATGTTAAGGATGATGGCAATGAATTACACACAACAAAGAATTTATTGAATAAAAGACAAGCAGGTAATTGTTCCAAAGAAGAAGCTGATGGAGACGGTACACATAATTGTCAAGATGTATTTACAGGTGCAAAATGTTTAAAAGCAGAAGGTAACGACCCGCAAAAAAACGACCCGCTAAGTCCCACACTTTTTGATAGTACACCGATTTGGAAAGCTATATGTAACAATTTTGTTAATTATGAAACCCCCAAAGCAGATAACTACTATGTGTGCGGTTTAGCGGGCGATTTCTGTGTTCGTGATACAGCTCTTGCATTAAAAAAGTCTAAACGGGGTGCAAACGTTAATATACTTCATGATTTTACAAGAAACGCGTTTCTTCCTGCGGATGCTCCTGTGAAAACAACTGAATATGACCCCGATAATACGTATGGTAAAAATCCTGGTGTGCTTCATGGAACCGTAAAAAAAAACGAAAAAGATATTGATTATGTTGATAAATTAAGTGATGATGTACTTACCGATTATAGTAAATCTGAAGGCAAAAAACATGAGCAAAAAGGATTTCAAAATTATATGTTTGAAATGACAGACACGCCAACACAGGAAAAAGGATATACATATACATTTCTTACTGTAGACGAACTCAAAGATAAGACTGCAAACGGACTACCTGAAGATAAACCATTATTTCATTTTATAACAGACCATCGTCAAATTATTGATGATTATGAAAGAAATGGCATCAAAATGCTTACGCGTACTGACCCAAAGGAAGTATACGTCAAAGAAAACATAATTCCCGGTCCTTCTAAGAGTTTAGTAAAAGTTCCCGGTCCTTCTATGAGTTCAGTACAAGATTATCTTCTGGAGAGTGGTGGTAAACCCCGTCGCACTCGCAAACGTTCTCATAGAACGCGCAAACATTCTGGACGCAAACAAAAACGTTCTAAACGAAATTCTAGAAAAACACGCCGTTCACGACGTAAGCGTAATTAAATAGTTTAAGAAAAATGTTATATGTTATAAGATTTTTCAAATGAATCATAAAATAGAACCCTAGGAAAAAAAGAATACAAAGATAATACTTCCTAAATCACTATAAACATGCAATCTTTTAAAACACACGGTCTTCCCGCTTTAGAATCCCTCTCTAAAGACGAACTCAATGATTTAATCCGAGAAGCCAATCAACAATACCATGACTACCAATACAACCAACAAACACCTACTCTCACTGACGCCGAATTTGATATTGCAAAAGATTATTTACAATCCAAATATCCAGATGCGGAAGCGTTGGCATTAATAGGGGCCAACGTGTCCGAAAAAGCAAAAGTCACTCTCCCAGTTAACATGCCGTCCATGGATAAAATCAAACCCGACTGTGAAGCCCTCTCTCAATGGTGTAAAAAATACAAAGGACCATATGTATTGTCATGTAAATTGGACGGAGTAAGCGGATTATACGACTCCACCAAAACCCATAGAAAACTATTTACACGAGGAAACGGGACAATCGGCCAAGATATTAGTCATTTATTATCATCATTGCATACTATACCCAAAATACCCAATGTAATAATACGTGGCGAATTCATTGTCTCAAAACAGAAATTTGAATCGTGTTATAAATCGGAATATGCAAACATTCGGAATATGGTAGCTGGTATAATCAATCGTAAAAATGTGGATTCAAAAGCAAAGCATGTGGATTTTGTGGCATATGAAGTGATTGAACCGTCATTGCCTCCGTCACAACAAATGGAGTTTCTCAATAATCATGGTTTTCTTACGGTACAGCACATTTTGAAACCCGAAATAAACAACGATTTACTTTCCAATATATTAATCAATTGGCGGAATCACTATAGTTATGAAATTGATGGAATTATTGTCGCAAACGACCAAATCTATCCACGCAGCCATAAAAATCCAGAACATGCGTTTGCTTTTAAAATGGTAATTATGGACCAAATCGCCGAGACACAAGTAGTGGATGTAATATGGACGGCCAGCAAAGACGGTTATTTGAAACCGCGTGTTCGTGTCAATCCGGTGCATATATGCGGTGTGAAAATTGAATACGCCACCGGTTTCAATGGTCAGTTTATAGAGTCCAATAAAATCGGTATTGGGGCAGTAATCCAAATTGTTCGTAGTGGTGACGTAATCCCCTATATAAAATCCGTGACTACGCCCGCGGAAGTGGCCAAAATGCCAAATGTCCCCTATACATGGACTAACACACATGTAGACATATTGTTGGCCAATAAATTGTCCGACCCTGTAGTATTGGAGAAGCAAATTACATCGTTTTTCACTACATTAGATGTAGTAGGGTTATCTATAGGAAACATACGTCGTTTAATGCAAGGGGGGTACAATAGTGTGTCTAAAATATTGAACATGAGAGTGGCGGATTATATGAAATTGGAGGGATTCAAAGAAAAGTTGTCTCAAAAAATATATGATAGTGTACAAGACAAAGTGAAAAACGCATCATTGGCGAAGATAATGGCCGCGTCTGGTGTAATGGGGCGTGGGTTAGGCGAGAAAAAGCTCAAACCAATCATAGAATGTATTCCTACTATATTGACATCGCGTGAATCATCCATACAGAAATACAATAAATTACTGGAAGTGGAAAATATTGGAAAGGAAAATGCAAAATTGTTTGTGGAAAATATTCCGCATATGTTGTCCTTTTTACAAGAATGTCATTTGGAATATAAATTGGAATCTGTTGTTCTAGAAACGCATCATGTATTGTCAGGTAAGAAAGTATTATTTACTGGCTTTCGTGACAAACCATATATGGAATCATTAGAGAAGCAGGGAGTACAATTTGTATCCACTATAAATAAAAATGTATTTATGGTGGTTATAAAAGATGAAAATGAGACAAATGCAAAAACGGAAAAGGCGATTTCATTAAATATTCCAATAATAACGATAACCGACTTCAAAACAAAATATTAGTGTATAGTGTTATTGGAATTATTTCCTATTTTTATTGATTTGTATGTAATCTTTCTCAGGGTCAAATTCTTCATTTGTATCAACCAATCCTTTTTTCTTTATTTGAGAAAATACTTTATAGTTGTCATAATGTTTTCTTAGAACGCATACTTCGTCAGTGTCATATCTTGCATATCCTGGGGGACATCTATCGCCTCGTAATTCTGCAAAAGGAATTATTATTCTTTTCGGCGCCCTTACGCTGTCTAATGTCATTATAGATGGTGCAATACTTTCTGCAACAGATGCGGTGTCATTATTCTGTGGAGCATTCAATAAAAGGGGGTGTATATTTCGTCGTTGTGTTTGGTTGCTTTTCAATGTGTCAATTTCTTCTTGCAAACCACGTATTATTTTTTCGTATTCTTCCCTCAATTTTTGTATTGCATCATCGTTATTATTATTGTTATTGCTAGGAGGTTGTCTTATAAAAAACGGGGTATATGAACGGGCGTAGAATCCCATTACACACAAGAGTAGTGTAGACCCCCCTATCATTAATATAAAATTGACCCAATCGCGTATTTCTTGCTGTGCCCAAAATTTGGCATCTAAATATACAGAATCAACCATATTAATTCCACTATAATGATAAAAAGTTTGTTTCATATTGTTTATAAATTCATGCTGGTCAAGCAACGTATCTTGTTGTTTATCGTTTCTAACATCTCTTAATATATTTTTTATTTTTTTATTTCTTGTACTTTCGTCTTGTATTTTTCGAGCGTCTTCCAAATCTTCAATGCTTTTAATATGTTGGTCAGGGCTTCCGGTAAGACCAATATCTATCATATTTTTCAAATAATTTACTTCTTCAATGATTTCGCTATAAAACCCTTGTACTGTTTTTTTACCATGGTGACCTTCTTGTATGGCGTGTGTAAACGTTTTGTCCCATTTAATCAATATAGCGTTTAAATATTTTGCCATTTCAATTTGTTTTAGTATTTTCTTTTCGTCTTCTTCGGATGCCTGTCTCGTCTCATTTTTGGCGTATGTAATAATATTATTTACGATAGCATCCACCATCATGCGATGTTTAGGGAAATCTGTATAATAAATCAGTCCTTCGCTTCGGTTATAGTTCAATTTAGGAATGCTTAATGATTGTGCGCATACGTTTTCCAAAAATGTGGCTCTATTTCGTTCCCATAATACTTCTCTCTCATTGTCAATAAGAGTGTTCGTAATATTTTCTTCATGTTCACGATCAAATTCAGCCATAAATTGTAGCAACCCTTTGTCTATTTGGCCTTGTATTATTAATTCACGGTTTTCAAAGTTTATCATTTCCTGTTCAGTCATAGGAGTGAACCGAGCATTTGTGACTGTATCGTAAAATGCTTCGGCGGTACCTTTTGCGGCCGTACTGAAGGTGCTTAGTAGTGATGGTTCTTCATCCCCGGTCTCGTTAATAACATCGGCTTCTATTTGTCGTCTAATTTCTTCTTCTTTTTTAAATCTCGAATATTCATATTCCGCTTTGTGCTTTTCATGATACTCAATGAACTTTTCGGCCAACCGTTTTGGCGTGGTTTTGGTTGACTTTTGCATAGTCATTTCGCAAATTTTCAATAGTGATTTATGTATAGGATACATATTGTCATTAAATAAGGCTTCTGTTTTCTCAATGACTTGTTTTTGGAATTCGGCATCGCTTATAGTAGTAAACAAAGAAGCTAAAATATTATCCGGGTTATAGTCTTCCCGAAATAAATCTGTAATATTTGCGCTATGAACGGTACGTTGTTCTGCTCTGTTTCTATATAAACCATATTGTTGCGCGAATTGTTCCATTTGTGTTTTATTGGTGGGGTCCAGTTCCATTAAATCATCGTTTAAATAAAATGCCCCCGACGATGGACCGGGCAATAGAGTTTGTGCAATAGTGGTTTGTAATTTGAGAGAAAACAATACAAAAATACTCAAAAATACCATAATATTTTCAAGGGGATTCTTTTGTATTTTACTTAAATTACGCAATGATTTTTTCTTTTTCAATTTTGTCTTTTTCTTTTTTGTGCTCCCTCCCTTAAGTTTTGTTTTGCCACCTGTTATTCCATGCAAGTGTGTAATAATCAAATGAGAAAAAAGGATTTCTAATGCGATAGTGTTTTGAGCATCACTATAACTCGTACACAACAAAGCATCTAAACCGACATTTCCCGGATTTTTATTTTTTATAATCTCTCGTTTCTTTTTTTCACATTCAATATAGGCAAGTATTGAATTGCCTAAAATGTCGTGATAATTTTTCATTGAATTATTTACAAGCGTCTTTGTTAAATTGCTCATTAAGTATGTATTATACTATACAAATATACATTGTTTTAGGTTTATTGCGACGAACCATAATAACAATAAAAAATATAAAGAAGCCCATATATGAGCTTGTTTATATTTAATATGTTTGCTTTTTATTGCGTTTTTTATCCAAGTATTTATATTTTTATGAGGAATTTACACGGGTTTTATTGACTAAACGATTTGACTCTGGGTGGGCATGGATAAGTTAGCAACTGCACAGGCGATTCACTAACTAAATATTCTGGATTTATCAGGGATAGTTTAGGAGAAATGTCTTCATAGTTAGAATCGCTATAATTGAAACTACATTCGTCACTATAGTCGTCCCAGAAGTCCAGGACGCTATTATTGCCATCTTCCTGTTCATCATCATCCTCGTCGTGGAACCGAATATGGGTTGAAATGTGTGTATTGCCTTTTCTATCATAGCAATAATTATGAGTCGTCTGTTTGTAATCTTTCATGCCAATGTATTCGGGCAATGTTTGATGCAAAATGTTTTTGATTTTGCAATAATCGCCATCGCACCCTTTGTGCCCTTCTTCCAATAATTCGGCAACACTCCCCGTTACTAAATAACATTCACACGTATTTTCTCTATAGGCACGTAGTGCGCATGTTGAGCAACATCCTATAAAAACACCACGTATGGAGCCATAAATATCGCAATTTTGACAATGTTCGGGGCCGACTCTCATTGCCCTTAAATTTAATGCTTCATTTAAACTTACCGTAATATCATATTTGATTGGGCTTTTGCCAATACTATAATAGCCTTTGATTCCACACGCGGTGGTTTCGTAAAAAGTGTTTACTGCTTCGTTTTGTGTCATGATTGATTGTATTGTATTTAATTATATCTAAGGTGCTTGTATTAAGTTTGTTTAGGGAAAATTCAATTTTATGACTAGGCAACACTACGCAATCATAGTCATAGTTAATGTGCCTAAGTGTTCATAAGGGGTATCCCATACTATATCATTTTCGTCATAATCTTCAATGTTTTCTTTTATGGTTTTAAAATGCATTTTAGGAAAATCCAAAGGGCTACGTGTCAATTGTGTTCCTAAAGTTTCAATATGGCTTTCATATATGTGTGCATCTCCTAAGAAATGCACCAATTTTTCCGCCTCTAAACCGCAATGATGGGCCAATAAATGAGTTAAAAAACTATAAGAAGCAATGTTTATAGGGACGCCTAAACCGACATCCCCACTTCTCTGATATAAACAACACGACAAATATTTATGGTCACGTACGGAAAATTGTACCAATACATGACATGGGGGCAATGCCATTTCATCTAATTGACAAGGATTCCATGCGCTCATGACTAGACGTCTAGAACTATGTTGTGTAGGGTCTTTCAATGCATTTATTATGTATTGTATTTGGTCAACCCCTTGATTTTCGTAATTGCTATGGCAACCTTTGTAAGGCGCATTGAAATGTCTCCATTGATGTCCATATATAGGGCCTAAATCGTTTTCTTCGTAGTGCTGTAAATTTCGCGAATCTAAAAATTCTCTAGATGCGTTGTCATTCCATATTTTTACATTTTGTTTTTGCAAAACAGTATTATCAGTACATCCTTTTAAAAACCACGTCAACTCTCTAAAGCACGTTTTCCATGCTACTTTTTTAGTGGTTAAAAGCGGGATTTGTTGATTTCCCAAAGAAAAAACCATTTGATGGCCAAAAACGGATAATGTATTGCCGTTTCTTGTTTCTTGTGTATGTCCTTCTTTAAATATTCGGTTTATAAGGTCTAAATAGGGTTGGTCGTTCATAATATATTCAATTACAGGGAGGTTTGTTTAAGTATTTTGTTTTTATAAAATCAATAATTTTAGACAATTCGCTTTTCCCGCTAAATGGGGTAAGTAATAAACGTTCGGACCCTAAATCATCTTTACAATTGGTGTGTATAGTGTGTGAAATAGAATGTCTAACCGCATTATTAGATACATTGATTTTTTTATCGTTTAAATAATTTTGTATGATTATCATATCGGCAATTATTTCTTCGGTCATGGTTCTGTATTGTATGGTTGTATTGTTATGAAGTTATGAATGACAATAAAAATGCCTAAATAATTCAACTTTTCGTTTTATTTAGGTGTTTTATAAAGAAGGGACTACTATAAATAAATGTTTCACCGATTACCTTCTGAAATTATACGTGAGCATATTATGCCATACACATATAGTCCACAATCATCGGAATTATGTTTAGACGTTCGGAGTTTTGTGGAAACCAGGAAAAAATTGTTTTGTTATTATATTAAAAATTTGTTAATTTCTCCTCATTATGGGGACTATAGTTATAAAAATGACAATATAAAATATGGTTTTTATTATTTTTTTTCGGATTTGTTTAATAATATACATAATTCAATACATCCAAACAAAGATGAAATTATTCAATTTATGGAATCCTTACCTATTTTTCCTATACCAAAGAACTTGAATATACAATTGGCGGGTCTTAGTATTGACCAACGTATTTTATTGATTCATTATTCAGAGGAGATTGAACTCTATAGTTTACAATAATGCTGTAACATTTTCGTTAATCAATATACGACTGCCTACATCATTCGTTGTACTAGATACTTTGTGGAAAATGTCTCTTCCATATGCGTTATGCCTAAAGCAATGATGATTTTTGTATAAAAATGCAGTCAAGAGTTCGTCATACGATAAGTTGTTTATTTTTTTCATTTCATTAATTACATCTTTGACTTGTTCTTTGTTTTCTTCAAAAATCACTTTTTCTTCTTCTTCTACTGCTTTTACTTCTGCTATCATGTGTTGGTATTCTTCTTCGTCGCCTTCAAGCACTTCGTCATTCAATCGTTGATGAAACCAACGGAATGACTCGTATGTGTACTCTTCCTCTTCTTCCTTATAATACGAATCGTCATCGTCGTAATTGTTGAACCCGTATGAAGAATCGTCATCGTCGTCATTGTCAATTTGTTCTTCGGCCATGACAGTTCTACAATAGG